CTTCAGCTGATCCATCGCATTCTGCAAATTCGTCCGGATATGTATATGCTTCAACACTAGCTTCAAATTCCTCATTTGATAACAAGTTTAAATACTTAATATTATCCGCATAAATTGGATTTGGTTCTGCCCCACTTGGGCTTTGTGATACTGACATAAGTCCATTCCAAGCAACACCTGCTAGGTATTGTCCAGGGTTGGCTCCATCTGCTGGAAATAAGATTCCTTTTGATACTCCGGTTTCGAATTGACGTTCGCCGGCTTGATCCCATACTAATTCTGGCATAGTTTTTTACTCCTTTTTATTTTTATAGTTTGTTGTAACTTAACGTGAATACATCATAATTAAGATTATTCGACGTGTAATGTTTTTGATGATTTGCAGTTTCCATTAATGACAGTTTTCTTACAAATTCACTGTCTGGATCCGCATCTAACACAATAACTTGATAACCGTCTACTTGACCGTAAACACCGTTATTAGCAAAGCCATTGTTTATCCTAGCTCTCTTGTATATGATAGCTGGGTAATCGATTACAATTGACTCTGGGGGTTGGAAGTACACGTTGGGGGAACCTAATAATTCTTCTAGTTCCGTTTGTAGTTTAAGCCTACTGAGCATTGTATCCACCGCCTAGAGTCAACACCAATCTTGGAAACTGAACTTCTATAGAATTAACTTTCCATTTAGCTCCCAAGTGAGTGGCGTATTTAATTTGAGAATAGTTTGTTAAGGCAAAAGGATCTGCGATGAAACTAATTTTCATGCTTAGAGAAATGTCATCGTTTAAACCTTCGCCCTTTTTATTAAGGGATGTATCTTTAAAGATGTCCCCGAAGACTTCTCTTTCCGTTAGGGCTGGGGAGTGTACACCTGGCCTAACCACGGTACTTACCCCATATCCAACGTGTCCATAATATTTAGCCATTTTGAATTATTCCCTTCAGTTAATTTTTATACTACGTAATCAGTTCTAATTTCGAATGAAATCGCAGAGAAAGGTTTAACTAATGCACCTGAGAATCTTGATTCGATTAAATATTCATGTTTGTTAAAGTTTAGATCGAAATCTTCAAAGAAGTTAACTTTTCCACCTTTGTCAGCACCAACATTGTAATCCGCTAAGTTAACTAGGATTCCAGCTAATGTCCAATCATTAGTAACATCGTCACTACGTACTTGATTTTCGAATACTTCAACAGTAACAATTTTAGCTACTCTAAGTTTAGTTTCTAATTTAGTAATGCTGTCATAAATGTCTCTACCATCAGCATCTTGAATTAATAACATTTCTGTTACCATATCTTCAGTTGTATAAAGTGTAGGGTTACCCGAACCTTTATAGCTTTTACGAGATCTAATTACATCAACGATAAATGCTTTTGCTAAGTTTGTATCTGTTACTGCTTGACCTTCTATAATACGTGCAACTGTATAAGTAGGGTCATCACCTAAGATAGGTCTAACGTGTGTAGCATTAATGTGATCATCATCACTAACTAATCTACCATCACCGATTAAGATTGCTCTAGCAATTTCCTCGTCTAACATCATACGCATTTCTGCTTTTAACCATGCAACTACATCGAAATCTGTGATATCGATTACATCATCACGGTCCATTTTTTGGAATTTGTAAACTGTAGTAGGAGTAGTTGATCTCTTCAATGAAGTGATTACTTCTTCTACTTTTTGGTTCCCTTTAACATAACCTTTTGCTCTTGCAGCATCTGCAGTAATGTTAGCAGCACTTGATTTAACTCTTGAGAATGGTGATTTTTTAACTCTTGCCATTACTTGCGCAACCCATCCCATTTCACGAGCAATAAGCTCAGGTGTTCTTGTTACTGTTTGTACTTCTGGGAATAAATTTTCTACATCTGTGATACCATGTTCCATGAATGCATCTCTTAAAGATCCATTACGTTTCGCATCTGTTACGATTGCTGTCATTTCATCATGTGTTAATGTGTTTTCTTGAGACTCTTTATCAGCCCCGTCAAATAGATTGTGTTTCATTTCTTTGTCAGCTCCCTCTTCTTCATCTGATTGTTCCATTGATTTTCCTTCTAATGCTTCTCCAATTAATGCGTACATAACATTTTTTTGATCTTCATTCATGCTATCTACTACATCTTGAACTGTTTTTTCCGCCATGTCTTTGGCCTCCTTTTGTTTGTTAGGATCTTCATCCTCATGTTTCATTTCTTTCTTCGATTCTTTTTCTTTTTCTTTAGGATCTTCATCCTTATGCTCTAAATCCTTGTTTGAATCAGCATCCTTATTAGGATCTTCTTCTTGTTGCTCATCTGAATGAGCCAGGGCTAATTCTTCGCTTGGATTGAAAATTGTTGCTTCTTCTGTGTCACTATCCTCATGAACCATAACCGTGTCAATATATGCACCTGGGTTTGCTCCAGCTAGAACTAAACTAACTTCCCTAATAACTCCATGTGTTACGTCTTTTGTTGAACTTTGCTTAAGTTGATTAGCATAGATCGACAA